GCTAGTGTTTTAACAAAAGTTCAACGTCAAATGCAAGCAGAAGAATTATCTCGGCTAGAAGAAAGTGTTGCTATGTCCCCACGAGCAGGGGTTGGTGAAGCGGTTATTCAACCTAGTAAAGTAGCGACTGCTAAAGCTGAAGAACTTATTGAAACAACCGCGAAAAAAGATATGCCAGCAGGGGTAGATAGAACAACGCCCCCTCCTACAGAAGCAGAAGCCTTGCGTCTTGGAACTGGGGTTCAACGTACTTTACAAGAAACATTTGAACAAAATAAAGTTTTAGCAAACCAAACGGCTAATAACGCTATTGATAGCGTTGATTCGCAAATAAATGAATTAGTTAATTTACCGCCGCAAATACGTTCAAGAAGCGATATTGGTAGCGCGGCATTAGACGTTGTTAATAGAAACTATGACGACGGCATAAAGGCTTTTGATAGACGTTATACAGGCGTTTGGGAAAAATGGGCAGAAGCAACAGGTAAATCATTAGACGCACCTACAATTAAACCAACAGAAGCAGTAGCTTTAGCAAAACAATTTCGTAATCAACTCGACGTTAGAGCTTTTGCTTCTTCAGGAGATCTGGCTACTATAAATAAAGTATTAGATACTTTTGCTTTAGAAGGCGGTAGAGGTGCGGCTGTTCCCGTAAAACAGATTTCTATTAATCAACTAAACGATAACATAAAAGATTTAAGGCGTTTAGAAAGACGAGCATATTTAGCTTATCAAAGCGGAAGAGAAGACGCACCAAGTCCTGAAATTATTTCAGAAATGGTTGATGCTTTAGAAGCTGTTCGTAATCGTGCTATTTCTGGTAAAAACCTACCAGACGGTTTAGCTGACGAACTTAAACTTATTGACGATGATTTTGCAACTTGGGCTACACGTTATAGAAATACTGCTTTATCTGGTGTTGCAAAATTAAGAAAAAGCAACCCAGAAGCCGCTGTAAAAATGTTAATTCAACCTGATGACCAAGGCGGTACTCTCGTTCGTGAACTAGCAGAAGAAATCAGCTCACCAGAAAACGCAGACTTAAAAGCTGATCTTGGGAAGACTTTAGTTGATATGTGGAAAAGGGATGTCGTAACCGTAAAGAACGGTAAAATGACATTTAACCTTGCTAAACACGATGCGTTTCTTAAAAACTATGGTATCGCTTTAAACGAATACCTTGGTCCAGCAGAAAAATCTGTTTTAGGTTCTGCAAGAAAATTTGCTGATGTTATTGCTAATAATGAAGCTAAAAGGCAAAGCGTTTATAGAGAATTAGAAAAAAACCTTGATTTAGCTGGTGGTACTTTAAGGAAACCTGAGTTTGTTTTTAAGGAAACTTGGGAACCAGGAGGGTTATCAGCCTTTCAACAAGTAGATGTAGCTCTGCGTAAAGATCCGTCACTTCGAAACCAATATAAAGCGTTTGTATTTAAAGACTTGTTTGGACCTGATCGGATGCAAACGGTTAATGGTCGAGAAGTTATTGATCCAAACGCTATTCGCCAATATCTAAACGACCATGGTTCTAAAATGCAAGAGCTAATGGGTGAACAGTATGTAGCTGATTTACGGACTGTCGTAGATGCGGCAGAAGTTGCATTAACCCAAGTACCAAAACGAAAGATATTGGACCCTGGACAATCAATGTTAACGAACGCTGTTCGTGCTTATGTTGGTTTATTTACACGTCCTGGTCGTATTTTAACTGCGTTTCAAAAACAACGCGGTAAAATGAAAACAGATGCTTTATCAAGGGCATTAGCAGATCCTGCTTATTTGCGAAGTCTCGCAGAATCAGCAAGGAAAAAACCGTTGACGAAAGAAGCCCAAAAAATAATCGGAAGGCTTTTCTTTGAAAGATACGGAGAACCATTAGAAGAACAGTTAGATGTTCCACGGGGCGATGCTGCTACACTATTACAACAATTAGAAGAACGTTCATTCGGCTCACAGTAATTTAAACTGAGGCTAAAATGATTGATCCCGTTTCCGCTATGGCAACAGCTTCGGCGGCGTTTTCTGCTATTAAAAAAGGTTTCGCTGTAGGGCGAGATATTGAATCAATGGTCGGTGATTTAAGCCGATGGATGGGTGCGCTTTCTGATATTGATCAAGCTGAAAAAGAAGCAAAAAACCCACCAATTTTTAAGAAGTTATTTTCTGGTAAATCTATAGAACAAGAAGCTCTTGAAGCGTTTGCCGCTAAAAAGAAAGCAGAGTCACAACGAGCTGAACTAAAACAATGGATGGGGTTTGCAATGGGGTCAAAGGCTTGGGACGAGTTAATTCGGATGGAAGGGCAGATCCGAAAGCAACGTCAAGAGACTTTGTATCGTCAACGTGAGCGGCGGCAGAAATTTTTAGAATATGTTATTATAACAGGGGCTTGTGCGATAGCTATGGTACTTTTTGTAACGGCATATATTGTTGTAAAGGGGGATTAAAATGACACCAGAAAAATTAGACGCATGGCGTATTGTTCCTAGGTTACTTATTCTTAGTTATATGGTAGTATTCTATCAAACTTGTCAATGGTTCATGTCCCTGCCAGAACCAAATAATGCTCAAGCAGGTTTTGTATCGGTAATTGTCGGCGCAGGGGCGGCGTGGTTTGGGCTGTACGTTAACAGTAAGCCCCTGTCGAAAGGAGAATGATGCATGTCTTCCTCCTCCTCGTTTACCTTGGTACTGGAGAAGATCGGCGGTTGGTTAGCGGAGATGCTTATTTCGCGTCTATTACCACCTGTAATTACTATGCCTCCCAAGTCTCCAAGCGCTACGGAAATTACGGCGCAAGAGATTTCATCGACCCAAGAGATCGCGTTACAGCTTACTGCGTACCTAAGTATTTAAAAAGAGGATCCGTTGAGGTATACTAGCGAAAACGGAGGTTCATATGTTACAAACACTCATCGGTCCTGTAACAGGACTACTAGATAAATTTATTGAAGATAAAGATCAAAAAGCGAGGTTAGCTCATGAAATTGCTACAATGGCTGAAAAACATGGTCATGAAGCAGCAATGGCTCAAGTGGAAGTCAATAAAGCCGAAGCTCAGCATAGAAGTATATTCGTTGCGGGTTGGCGACCTTTTATTGGTTGGACTTGTGGTATTGCTCTTGCATATCATTTTATTCTAAATCCTGTTATTCTTTTTGGTGCTAGTGTTTCTGGTTTCGAATTACCAGAGTTACCAGAATTTGATATGCAATCGCTAATGACGGTACTTTTAGGTATGCTTGGACTTGGCGGTATGCGTACATTCGAGAAGGCTAAAGGCTTAACAAAATGAACTTAGAGATTCTTAAAAAAGAACTGGCAATAGATGAAGGTATCCGTTGCCAGATCTATCTTGATCATTTAGGTTATCCGACTTTTGGAATTGGTCATCTTATTAAGAAGGACGATCCTGAATACGGACAACCTGTTGGTACAGATGTTTCTGAAGAACGAGTAGACGAGTGTTTCAAAGAAGATATTAAAATAACGCTAGGCGATTGTTTAAAGCTCTACGATGACTTTTATGAATTACCAGAAGAAGTACAACTAATCATCGCCAATATGATGTTTAACCTTGGCTATCCACGTCTATCAAAATTTCGAGGAATGAAACGAGGGGTAAACGCCAAAGATTGGAATAAAGCGGCAGATGAAATGATCGATTCAGTCTGGTATACTCAAGTACCTAACCGTGCTAAACGTCTTGTCCAGCGGATGCGAGCGGTTGAATAGCTAATTCATAACCCATCTTTTCTAAAACTTTATTAAAGTTTTCAAGAGTCGGTTGCCTTTGTTTAGACTCCCATGTATAAACAGTAATTAATGCTACGCCTGTGTCGTCAGAAACATCTTTCTGAGACAGCCCTTTTTCTTTTCGTAGACTTTTAAAAGTATCAATTAAATCAGCCATTTTTTCCAATCTTCCTCTAAGACTTCCGTTGCTATATTAATCTTCTTGCGAAGCGCACTGACTATTTTTTCGTCTACTGTTTTATTAGCGATAAGGTCAATGTAAGTTACATTACTGTTTTGCCCAATACGATGGGCGCGGTCTTCAGATTGCAATCTTACTTCAAGATCATAACTATTACTATAATAAATTACGGTAGATGCCGCTGTTAAAGTTAAACCGTAGCCACCTGTTCTTGGCTGTCCAACGAAAAATCGAAAGTTATCGTCTGTCTGGAACCGTTCTACTATTTCTTGTCGTTCTTCTCCAGGCGTATCACCATAATAACTAGCAACGGACGATGAACCATAAACCTTGGCTATTTCGCGTTCGATAGCTTGAATATCGTGCCTGTAGTTTGCCCAAATAATTGCTTTGCCGTTTATTTCTTCTAAAACAGATAAAAGTTCTGACATACGATTATTTGGTAATTCTATTTCATTTCCGTCGTCTGTTTTTACAAAACCGCAACTTATTTGGTGAAGCCGTAATAATTGAGTTATAACCGCGTTAGCTGTAATCATTTCCATATCGTCTAGTAACGCAACGGCAGATTGTTTTATCTGAGTATAAACTTTCTTTTGTTCTGGCGTTAATTCGATACTACGCATCGTATATGTCTTTTCTGGTAAGTCAAGACACTCTTCTTTTGTTACGCGGTACGAATACGGTTTAATTGAATTAGTTAATTCGTCTAAGTTTCTAAAACCAAGGATCTGATTATATTGGTGAGACCCTGAATTTCGTTTAACCATATCTGCGTAACGAGAACAAAAAGCATAATACGATTTAAACCCTAGTAGGTTTTCACCCAAAAACTGAAATTGAGCAAATAAATCTAACGGCGTTTTTGTAATCGGCGACCCTGTAAGAATGCGCTTGTACTTACAAAGTTTAGCTAGTCGTACAGCCGCCTTCGACCTTCGAGCTTTGTGGTTTTTAATTACAGTAGATTCGTCTACTGCGATTAGTGTAGCACCACCATGCGACCGAATGAACTT